CCAAAAGCAAATTGGTAATAAGCGCGATTTCCATTTCCATTCGGAAGTTATCGCCGAAGGAAACTACCTGAACGTCGCCTTGTGCCGACGTGTTCACAGCGCTTGATTCGAGAACTCTACAGTCATCGGGGGAAATATACCGAAAGGGTTTATACTGCATTTCATATGCATTACCACTCCTAACGTCCCCTTCGTATTCGTCAGCCCCGCTTGTGGGGTTCGTGAAGCCCACCAAGGGCCAAGCGCTTGAACCCGCGTTTGTTCCAGCCGTCAGAATTTCGAAGTTCCCGGCCGCTGACAGGGTGATTTTGCCCGTCGCACGGTCCACGTCGGCCATGTAGTCTTGGCCCCCTGCGGCCGTCATAGCGGCGGCTACAGCGCTGGCAAATTCAGTTAGGGTCATGTCCCCCAAAGCCAGAACGGCGGTGAGTTCCCCACCGCCTTCGCTGAAATCCAAGTATTTATTTTCACTCGTTATCGTATGCCCATAAAAGAACAGACAACGTTTGTTTAGAGTAGACATTAGGTCCCCAAAATCGGTAACGCCATTCCACGCGCAATGGCTTCGTTAATTGCCTGCACTGTGACAGCCCCAAACTCCGGCGATTTAAGATCACCAATGATTGTCGCGCCCGCAAAGCTGATAGTTAGATTCACCATAGGCTGTTGACCCTTCTCTTGGCCTTTCAAGAACTCGGTTAAATCTTGGTTCGTCTTTTGTGGGACAACCCTTTCGCCGGGCGTAAGCATTGCCGGGACGCTGTCCGTTGTGCCCGTGCCCGGAACTGAATCTGTCCCTTTGTTAAACGCGATGCCGTTAATCTTGGCCACTTGTGCAAAGGCGCTGATTCCAATTGCTGCGGCGGCCACAATGTTTGCGGGGTAGGGCACTTGTGCCATGGCGTTGGTGATAGCCAAGTAGGCATTAATGGTGGCTTGTGCTGTTGCGGCGGCTCTACCAACCGCCACCAACTCTTTGCTAGACGATTCTTGAAGCACAGACAAAGCACCAAACAAATCGCCGGTAGCCTGAATAGTGGCACGGTTTACCTTCTTGTCATATTCAAGTTTGTCCTGCGCATACTTCTTTTGTAAGTTGTAATTGTTTATAGCAAGCTGTTGCGATGCAATAGCGTGCTGTTCTTCGGACAAACGATTGGCCGCGCGGGCTTCATCCAGCATGGCCTGTTCTTCAGTGTATTGGGTGGCAAGCTGTTCCTTGCGCTGTGACCAATAGTCTTCATAAGTAACAAGCTTCATTTCCAAATTGGCTTGCAGGTCAGCTTGTTCTTGCGCATAAACCGCGTTTATATCGTTGGCTTGGCTGATTAAAGTCTCTGCAAAAGCCTTCACAGCCTCTTGGTGAAGCCGTTCACTTTCAGAAAGTTCTTTAACGGCCGCCGCTGCACCCTTCACTGAAGGGGTTGCAGTCTTAGCCGCGCCATCCATTTTCAGGAATGCGTCTGCACCTGAATCAGCGATGCGCTCTAAACTTGCTGACAAATCTTTGAACGCAGATTCAGAGTTGACCGTTTCAGACAGCGCCTTAAAGGCCTGTTCGGTTTGTTCCCACTTGATGTTGCCAAGTTCGTCAGACGTATTACGAAGTTTGTTTGCCAACTCTTCGTTGCCAGTCACCAACGCATAGATACCTTGGCCAAGGCGCGAAATGCCATGCACCATGCCGTCGATAACGTCAGAGACCGCAGCAATCACAACGTCAATCGCTTGGAAACCGGCCAGCAAGATTTTTAAGTGGTCAACTAAGAACCCTGCGAAGTCCACGGCCAGCTTCATAGCGTTGGCCAGTGTAATAAGGGTCAAGGCCACAGCTTGCATCGGGGCTGTAGCGCCGTCAGCGGCGCCGGTCAGCATTTGCAGTTCAGTAGTGGTCTGCTTAATCATAGCGATGACCACAGGGTTGTCAGTCACCCACTTGCCCAACATCTTAAGGAAGTCTTCATAGGCCACACCCAACAGCTTGATAGCACCGTTGTAAGTGTTCGTGGCCCCAACCGCTGCACCCTGATTGGATGCCAACGCCTTGGTGATATTGGCCAGACGTTCGGTCTTGGTAGCGCCGTCTTCTACCTGAATGCCATAGCGCTTAAACACGTCAACGCTGTTTGCAATACCTTTAGCAATTAGGTTTGTAGCCGAGTTCAAATCCATATTCAAAGCGGCCGAAAGATCAACCGCAGCGGCTTCAGCTTTCTGTAAACCGTCAGCATTTAACTTAGTGATAGAAGAAAGAACGGCCAAGTTCGCCGCAACCAACGAATTGTCTATGCCCGTGGTGCGTTCGATTTCGTCCGCAAAATCGGCCAACTGTTGCATGGCCGCCGCAGAATAATTGCCGGTTAAAGCAATTGAGTTTGCAAGCTTTTGCATGGCGTCTTGTTCTTCGGCCGCCGCTTCAACCCCATGCGCGAATTGGTCCACCAAGAAACCGGCCGCGTCTTTAAGCTTTTCGAAAGCACCAAGAACCGCTTCGGAACCCAAGACCCCCGCCATGGTGGCCACGGCCGATTCAAAACCCGTAAGGTTTTTGTTTGAATTCGAAGAGAACTCTTTGATTGCGTCGTCCATTTTGGCCGTCGCGTCTTCAGTTGTCTTGATTGCTTTAGAAAGTTCTGCGCGAAGACCGCTTGTTTCAGCCGTTAGACTGACTACTAATTCCTCTAGTGTTGCCATTTATCCAAGCCTCTTCTAAGTTGCTCAAATCTTTGTAGGTCATTGGCTTTTCAACTTTGCCTAACTCTGCGTTATACATGGGCCAGAATTCACCAAACGTTAGCTTCCAGAACTCGGCCGGGGAAAGTTGCAGGCGTCTTTTTGAAAGCACCATTAACTTGTCCCACGGCATTCCCTCTTTACTCGGTTCGATCTCGTGCGCCGCCGCTAACTTTTTTTTTCTGACGGCGACATTTCATCAAGTGTAACTGCGGTCTTGTCCCCGGCCGTAATGCGGGTGATGAACACAGTCACTACCGGAAGAATTTTGATACCTTCCATTTTCACAAGGTCCCAAATTTCTTCTAAGCTAAACTTCTTTAGTGTGGGGTCGTCTTTCTTGGTTGCAACCTGATTGTAGTAAATGACCTGCGCGATTTCAGTCAGCGTGGGCATGTTCTTGGGGTCAAACCCCTTAATCATAGGCCCGCCGTCTGTCGTCTCACCAGTCTTCAGCGTTTGAAACCCTTTCGAAAACTTCCACCCTAAATAGGCAAGGCCGCCTATGGCTTGTTCCATAGCGGCCACGTTTTCGAACGTCGGGCGCAAGAGAATTTTCTCTTGGCCCAACGTCAATTCTAACTCATTGCGGTTCGGGTTCATTAGTTACCTAACTGTTCTACCGTCACTTCACCAGACGATTCGGCCGACATGCTGAAGGTTCCTTCGGCGTCGTGACCACCGGCCTCTTCCAAGGACGTGATCTTGAAGCAACCTACGGTCAGCTTCAGGTTTTTGGTGTCAACCAACATAAAGCAAGTCAGTTGATTTGCACGTGCGCGTGTTTCCATACGCTGATAAGCCAAACCGTTGTTATATACACCGTCACCGCTGAAGGTGTAAGAACGGATGCCCGCGCCATCCAACAGAACTTTCCATTGGTCACTGTCTTCGTTGGTAACTTCGATGCCATCCGAAGTGAAGGCTTTCGACTTCGTACGGATGCCGCCGATGGCTTCGAACGCTTCAACAGCGCCGTCAACCAAGCCGTGGGTGAAAGAAATCGCAGCGCTACCGGGGGCAACGGCGATTTTGAAAGTGTCAGTGTCCACCACTTCTTTGACGAAGTAGTAAGAACCAACCGTCACTTCGGTCAAGGTTCCGATTTCGTCAAACGCGACGATATCGCCGACTTTCAACGCGTGGTCTTCGCTAACAAGGTTCGAAGTTGAACCCGTGCCCGGCGTGATATCAACCACGATATCTTTGCAAATTTTCAGCAGCATGTCTTTGCCGCCAGTTTCCTTTTGTGTCGTGTTGCAGTTCATTTATGCTTCTCCTATGAAGAGTTTGAACCTTTGAATACCTTGTTTAGTGACATTGTCAGTGGGGTCCGTTTGTATATTTACAAACGAACGCTTTAGCACCACGACGTTCCATCCATCTATGCATGGTGAGGCGTCGTGGAGTAATTCGTCAATGCGTTTTTGAATCAGTTGCACAGGCTTGTTCCCGCGCGCGTCCCCCCTATACCAAACGTCCAATTCAAATTCTGTGGCCCACCCGTCCCAAGTATGGTTGTCGCGGTTGGACCAAGGTAGGTTGAAAAACGTGACGTAAGGGTAGGGCTGATTGTCGGGAACGAAGTCAAAAATCTTTTGGTCCCCACCAATAGTGGTGCCGAGTAAAGCGCATAGGTCTGCGTCTTCAGACAGCAAAGTGTAGAGGACTTTTTGAAGTTCTTGTGGCGCCCACGTCTTCATTTCACAGCCTTCGTTACCGCCTTACGAAAGATTTCGGCGATTTGTTTAGAGGTAGCCTTGACCGCAGTTGAAAGCCACGGCCGGGGCTGACGATGCTTACCCGCGAACTCAAGTGCAGCTAAATATTTAAGGTTTGTGCCCACCAAACCTACTAGCCCTTCCTTCTCAAACTCGACTTTGACGCTTTGGGCGGCCCGTCCCGTATCGGTGTTTGGGGGTTCGCCGGGCAATGAGACCAAGACCACACGCTTGGGGTTGTAACGGATATCAGGCGTCCCGCGTGCGTTCTCTTGAATCGACTTAACGGCCGATTCGTGAATCATAAGGGTGGCTGTCTGAACAGCTTCAACCTGTCCAGACATAGCATCGGCCTGGAACTTTTCCAGGGCCTTGACCACCTTCTCAACGCCGGAAATCTTATGACTGATTCTCATGTTCCGACGTTTTCCATTAAATCAACCTGCATATAGAACTTGCGTTCGTCTTTCGGCCGAATGCCCTTGATTTGAAAGGTGCGGCCGTCGAACAGGCATTGCATGTTTGTGTTTAGGTCCTCTAAATAACGAATCGTCATAGAGTGCGAACGCTGATACTGAACCTGTTGGCTGAAGACGCGTTCGTGTGCCGAAGTCACAACGAGTTCGGTCCACACTGTGGCAAACGTTGACCAAACAAGAGTACTTCCACCCTGACCGTCCGGCGTGGGGGTCTGTTGCTGGATTGTAACTCTGTGGCGGCGCTTGCCTGTAGTGGTGACCTGCTTTGGCATCTTAGCACCCACCAACTTTGATATGGCGATAAGGCATCAACAGCATTTGGGCCGTGTCAGGAATGGTCATAGCTTCACCGGCCGCATCGTCCCCACGGTTCTCATAAAGCTTAGCCACCATTAACAATAGGGCTTGTTTAATAGGCTTCGGAACGTCGTCCGAATCGTCACCATAGCCATAGGTTGCCGTAATTTTGATGCCGTTTGTCTTGCGCAAAATGGTAGTGGGCCATGTGGCGCCGTTCTTTAGGACCACGCGACCTCTAGGGCCAACCGTGTCCACCGTGTAGTTGTCCGGGTCAAACACAGAACCAATACCGTCTTCAGAGTAAGTGCGCAGGAAAAAGTCTTGGGGGCTGTTGTATTGTACGGGGCCAAACGGAAGTTTCAGTTCGTCCACGTAATCAAAAAGCATAGAAATAGAGCCGTCGCGCGTGCCGTCCCACCAGGGCGCGCCCGCTTTGGGCTTCGAAAAACTTTGGTAGTATACGTCCCAAACTTGGCTGATAAATTTGCGGTCTGTGAAGTCCTCTAAGCGCGTGGTAGCTGCGTCAATGAGAAGTTCAATCAGCGTTTGGTCTTCGTTTCCGTCGATTCGCAGGTGACTTTGCACGTCGGCGAACTCGATTACGCGGCTTTGGGGTGGTGTTACTAGCTGTGACTGCGGGACCATTCGTTGCTACCTCAAGTTGTTCTTCTTTTGCTTCATCGTATTGCACAAAGCCCGCGTCAGCTAGTTCTTTTGCTTCAGCTTCGGGAACGTCGAAGTATTGGCCCGGTAGAACGTTTAAACCTTGGCCATTTACCTCTACATAACAGGCCTTGAGTGCATAGCAAGTAAACATAGTCATAAATAAGAAAGGTGGAACCATGTCTAAGACACGGCCCCACCTGATACCTTTCTTCAAGCCTACAAAGGCGGTTGGAACTGTGCTTTGCCTTTCAGCGCGGTCACACCCAAGGCCACCGATACAGTTCCACCAACGGTCAAGACCGGGCGAACGTAACGTTTGGAACCAAGGTAGTGAATCGCGTGAACCGCTGCACCGTCAGCCGTCGCATCCAACACTTTAGCAATGGTCCCGTTTTCGGGTTGCCAAATGTCGGCCGCCGCCACCACGTTGCTGGAAGACATGTCGGAGTTATTCGACTCTTCCAGGGTAATCGTGATTTTGTTTGTGCCGGTGAACGAGAACGCCGCCGTTGTGATAAGGAAGCACAACGCACGGTAGTCTTGGGTGTCAACGCCGGTAATGTTGCTTACCGTTGCCGAAACCGTTTGAGTTGCATAAGCAACGAACGCTTTCAAATCCGCATACATAGAACGTAACATGGTGAATTTACCTCACAGTTGGTTAAACAAAAACGCTTTTCAAACAGAACAAGGAACTTAAACTTGGGCCGCCCGAAGACGGCCCAAACAAAACTAGCTGGCCAAAGTTTTCAGAACTTTGATGGCTTCGAAGTTCTTCACCGCACCGCCTACGCGCTTAGTGGTGTAGAACATGACCGAACCTTTAGTGGTGTAGGGGTCACGCAACACGCGGATGCCCAAACGGTCCACAATTTGGTAACCTTGTTTGAAGTCACCATAAAGGACGGGTTCCGAAGACGCCGTGATGCTGGAAGCAAGGTCAGCCGCCATGCGGTAGGGCTTGTCCAGAATCGTGCCGGGCATTCCAACCGACAAACCGGGTTGCCAAATGTAGCGGCCTTCCAGGTCTTTCATCTTGCGAACAAGCTTCAAGACCAAACGGTTCAGCAACCACGATGCGCCCGCTTGATAGGGTTCCTTCAGTGCAGACTGAAGGTCAATCAAGTCATCGGCGGCCAACGTCACGTCGTCAGCGGCGTTGATGCGTTCGATGAGACCGAAGCCATCACCCACGCCATAGTTCAAGATACCTTTCGGCTTGTTCACGCCGTCACCCGTAAGGAAAGCGGTAGCTTCCATGCGGCCGAACTTGCTGGATACTTTTTCACCCAACCAAGCTTCGATGTTGATAGCGGCGTCATCCAAAATCTTTTGCGTTGCCAACGGCTCAGCATAGATTTCGTGCGCGGGAATGACGATTTTCTTCAGCGTGGGCGTGTTGGTGGCGGTGCGTGCAGCACGTTCAGCAACCCAACCGGCCGAAGCTTCGTCCAAGTCCTGCATGATTTCCAAAGCATCGCTGGAAATCGTTTGAACCGAAGACAGTTCGCGCATCGGGGTCGATTCGAAAACTTTCTTCACGATTTCGCTGGACACTTCGGGGCTCACCAAGAAACCGCCGTTTTCATCGCTGTCAACGGACATGTCCTTGCGAACGAAGTCACGCAATTCAGCGCCGATTTCAACGCCTTTGCGCATGTAAAGGCCCATGTCCTTCTTATACTGCGCAAGTTTACCGTCGCGTTCAGCGGTCTCTTTTTCCAGTTCGCCTTTGGCCGAACGGTTCAAAGCCGCGCCGAGTTCTTCAACTTGCTTTTCCAGCTTGTCAAGTGCGCCGTTGATCTTGTCCACTTTAGCCGTCGTTTCAGCCGAAGCGGTGCCGAATTTTTTGATTTCGACTAATTCGGCCTTGTGTGCGGTTTTGAACTCTTCAAAACCACGGCCCAATTCTTCAATTTTCTCTGCTAACTGCATTGCTGCCTCTCCCTGTTGTTTTCAAAAATGGTTTAGGTGGTGCGAAACTTATTAATTAGGTTGTCCAATGACTGGTTCAACTGAACCGGGTCATGGTCAACGTGGGCGGCTTCCTTACGAAGTGCCATTTCAAAATCTTTAAGAGTGACCCCCTGATTCACCAATTCTTTGATTAAGAAAGTCGCCTTGTCAAGTGCCCCCATACTTTTGGCCGCCGTCAACATAGCCGAAGTGTTCATGGGGAAAGTCACTAGACTATATTCCCATAGTTTAAGTTCCTTCAGACGGCGAATGCGTTGGTTAGTGGCATCGGGTTCAGCCTTAATGGTGGTGTAACCGATGCTTAAACCAGTGGGCACACCTATATCAAACGCTTGTTTAGCCAGTGCATAACGCTCTTGGGCCTTTTGCACTTTAAGGTTTAGCTTGCCCAAGACGAACAAGCCCGTGTCATCCTCTTCACCTTTTTCGTTCCAGCCGATTTGCGCCGTGGGGTTGTGGTCAGCAAGGATGGCCACTTTGCCGCCGTTCTCACGCAAAGTTTTCTTGAAAGCGCCTTTGTCCACAACGTCTAGGCCTAGGTCCACATTGCCAAACACCGAAGCATAGCCTTCAACGGTGCCGAAGTTGCTGTCAGCGTCGTCAGCCTTTACTTGGCTGGCCTTGAACCCAAACGTCAGAAAGTGAATGTTGGTAGGTAGTTCCATTTAGTTTACGTCCTTTCGCGGTGCCGCCGCGCCTGCTTGCAAGACTGCATTTTTACAAATTTGAAATAACTTAAAGCCCCAAAAATCAGCCGTGCGCCATTTTTCCATGGGCACGTTGTTAAGTTCTTCAGGCTTCACACCTTCCAAATAAATATTGAAAGGCTGATTGCCATTCGCATCGCGTTCGCCGGTTTCTTCTACAACTATGTAGACTTTCTTTCCCATTTAAAACCCCGTGTAATCGTGGACCCATTTATGCCCGGTCCAAACTTCAACTTGATACTTGTGGCACTTCGAACAGTTCCGTTGACGCTTAACTAGGAAGTCTGTGTCCACTCTTGCAAACTTTCCCCAGCTATGGAAGCCCAAAAAACATAACATGTTTAGTCCTTCCGATTGGTCTTAAACGTAAGCACACAACGGCAATTACAAACCTGCGAAGGACCCCCGGCCGAATCACCGGGGCAATCCATGGAAGCGTCAGGCGGCACGGTGAACTTTTCGTCAACCGGCACAATCACCCCGTCCATAGCATCGTGGTCCGCTTCACCCGGGTCATTGCGTACGCGCGAATCTTTGGCCGTGACCCACTCTTTAGTCATGCCCGGCACCTGTAGGGTCTTGACCGCTTCAAGTGCACCATTGGTGGAAGCCGCTGTGGTCTCTGTGCGCGCAATCAGCATAGCCCGCGATTTGCTAAGGCCTTCCATTTCCATGCTTAGGTAGTCGGCCAACTCTACTGTGCTGTCGCCTTCTTTAAGCGCTTCAGCCGTCCACTCACTGACTATCTTGCGGACTTGTTTAGCCGTAGTGCCAGCAACTTCAGTCACAGCCTTACCAGATTGACGGGCGGCATAGCTTTCAACGAAGTGGTCAAACTTCAAGTTGGCCTTGGTCTCACCAATGGGGCTAAACGATTTACCTTCATTCAAGATCGGACGCCCGAAATCCTGAAGCGCAAACTTGATATGTTTGGCAATGGTCTTGCGAATCTGTTTGAAGTGCGCGTCTGCTGCATGAATGATTGCATACTCTTTTAGCTTAGCATCACCGGGTGCACGCGCGGCCGTGACCATGGACATTTCCATGTCTTTTAATTCTTCGGCCAGATCTCTTTCAAAGTTAGCGGCCAGCCTTTTGCGCCGCACGTTCTGACGTTTTGCTGATTGTCGTTTTTCGTCTTGGTTGACAAGGTTGATAGATTTCCACTTTGGCTTGTCACTATCGTCAGCGGCGTCGTCGTCAGATTCGTCACCTTCACTATTTTCGTCGTCATTTTCTTCGTCCGTTTCATCCTCTTCGGCGTTAGGGTCTGCGTTTTCGTCTTCAGCATTCGGGTCAGTGCCACCACCAGAAAAGTCTTCGGGCAATGCACCAACTTGGTTACCAATTACGAACACGTCCCAACCTTCTACAGGTTCGGCACCCACTTCTTTGCGCTTTTCATTCTGCGTAAGGAAGTTGACCGTCTGCAAGGACGTGTATTTCTGTTCGCGGCGATACTGAAGTGGTTCAATATCGTCACGGTCATAATCTAAATAAAGATTCTCACCAAACAACGGGGTCAAGTCCCGATTCATTTCGTCCCGGAAGCTGTCCATAAGGGGCAAAATGGTTTCTTCATAGAAGGCTAAACGGGCTTCCTTATAGTTGCTGAAGGTCTTTTGACCAAGGCCAACCATTTCAAGAGGCACACCGAAAATCAAAAAGATATCACCCGCCGACAACTCTTTGGACTTTAGGAAGTCCATGTCCTTTGGTGAAAGTGATATAGTTTGCCAGTTTAGGCCGCCTTCCAACAGCAAAGGGTTACCCGCATTGCGCGCGCCCTGATAGCTTTCAGAGAATTCTTTCTTGATGCGGCTGTATTGTTCTTCGGTCAAGGACCCACGCGGGTTCGACTTATCAGCCACCATTTGAAGGACGCCTGAAGGTGAAGCGCCATTCTTAAGCAACGATAAGTTCCAAATATTTCCAGCGTTGTTCATTTCCATAGAGACTTGCGCCGCCTCTAAGGCTGACATTCCATACCAATCGTTTAGTGGGTTAAACGTGGACCAATGAAGAATGTCTGAACGAAGTGTTTTAGGGTCAACGTCCCAAGTCTTCTTTCCACCCGCCGCCGTGTACTGATATTTGCCCGGGTAGCCTCTGTTGTCTGGAATGATTTTCATTCGGTCAGGACGAACCGGCCACAGTTCCAGCGGCGGCTTGTTCTTAAACGGCTGATTCTTTTCAATGTAAGAGTTGCCGGTGATGCAGTAGTAGGCAATCACAGCTTCGATGAATGAACCTTGACCCTGCATCGGGTTCGGATTGTTCCAAAGGGTTAGCAAGGGTGAATCAGTCACCTCTGTGGGCTTGCCATTTCCTTTCTTAGTAAACAATTCCCATTTGATACCAGAACAGGCCGTTGCAATCTTGTGGACCGCTGTGAACACAGCAACGTTTTTAGAATACCCCTGTTTTGCGAAGGTCTCATAGTTAGCCGGGGTCGGCTGTGCTATGCCTACTTGATGGATGCTAGACATGATTCTGGCTTGCGATTCTTTGGAACTAAACAAAAGACGTAAACGTTCACTAAACTTCATAAGCTTCTAACCCTTGGTTCAGTCATCGCACGACGGGCAAAGTATTCCACCATCATGCTAGTTGTATCTACTTGGTCGTCGTTGGAACCCTTCGGGAACTTTTCATGTTCGGTTATAAAATCCTCTACCCATTCGCCCATTTCTGGCAAGAAACATTTTCCGGCCTTGACTGTAGGTGTGGCCGCCGATGCACGAACCTCTTTGTCCTTTTGTCCGGGGTCGAAAGGTAAAACAGGCATTTCAGTATTGCGAAGCAAGTACTGAATTAATGAACTACCACCCGCCTTGTCTTCAATCACCACGGCGGTTGGTTTCCAAGTCGAGTAAGCGTTTTTCGTGATTTCTTCTAAAGTCGGCATATCGACTTTATCGCGCCATAAAGCAAGTAAGTAATAGGCGATAGGTGTGCGCGCCCAAGTTGCAATTACGCTGTAGTCATTCGTAATGCCGGGCTTTTGGGCGGCGTCAATGAACTGCACAATTTCTAAAATTGGGCTAGGTGGTGCACTATACCGCTTCCACCAACTGCGCTGGAATGTTCCACCGCTTGCAGGTTTAGGGTCCTGTTGTAACTGCGCGTGTGATTGCCCTAAACCTGTGCTGTCTAGTTCAGCCGCTAGGGCATTTAAACTAACTTCGTTGAATCGTTCCGGCCATAGTACTTCGCCGTCTTTTGTGCGCGGGTCACGCACTCCAAGAATCGTGTCCGACTTAACCTTGGAGTTGCTGTCATACTTCGCTTGTAAGATAAGTTTTTGGCTTTTCGGAAGCGAAGGGTCTTGTCTCTTTTCGCTGTCAAGGACATGTCCAGTGGGGTCCTGTTCGTGTAGGCGCTGCATCACCGTAATCCGGCAATGGCGCTTCGGGTCATTTGCACGGCTAGGCCACACTGTCGATTTCCAGGCGTTCACTGATTCGCGGACCTGTTCAGAATTCGCATCCATGGCGTTTAAAGGGTCATCGTCCACGAGAAAGTCACCCCCCTCGCCTGTGGCTGACCCCCCTACCCCAATCGAGTACCTATAGCCCGTGGCGGTGTTTTCGAACTTACGCTTTTGGTTTTGGTCAACGCGGAGTGTCCAAGTCGGCTGAAAAAGACGCCGGTATAGGTCCGATTCAATAATGGTCCGCATCTTAACGCCGTCACGAATGGCCAAGGCTTCAGAATACGAAGCATACATGAAACGGCGTTCAGGGTTGGAAGCCCACACCCACGCCGGGAACATAACACCCACAAGAATGGACTTCATATGTCTAGGTGGCATGTTTATAAGCAAGCGCATGATTTCAAAACGTGAACACGCCTCTAGGTGTCTACAAATTTCGTCAATATGCCACCCCGGCACGAACTGATTGCCCGGCTCTATAAGGGGCCAGAACGTGCGCGTGAAGTGGCTTAAACTAGATTTATTTAACCTACGGTCAAGTTCCAGTTCAAGTTGTAGGGCTTGAAGGTCCAGGTCCCGTTGGGTCAATGGGCGTTGCTGAATCATTCGTGGGTGTTTCTTCCGGTTGTTTAGCTTCAGGCTGTTGTGTCGGCACCAATGTTTGGCCGCTGTTAGCAATCAAGCGCAGCGTTTCGATGTTCTTTTGTGCAATACGCGCACGTTCGGTTTGAATCTGTTCCAGCGTCCACCCTTCATAGGGGTTGGGTGTGGTCAGTTCTACTTCGTCTTTCACCTTACCAACGCTGCGGTTAAGGATGAATTCGAAGTGGCCTAAGTTCCCTTTTGTTTCACTCACCATTAGGACCCGGCACACGATGCGCTCTAAGACTGTCGCCTTTGGGTTGCGAAGAACCGCGCGCAGTTCATCCATGTCCGCGCCTGCGTATTGGGAAATGAGTTCTGCAACCATGGCCCTATTTAGTATCTTTGTTTGTCTTATTTCAGGGTCACGTTGCGGCTGTTCCACACCCTTCGCGGCCTGGTTGCCCGCTTGGAAGCTAGTGGCGTTCGCTTTGCGCTTGGTTGTGGCTTTCTTGGCCTTGGCTAAAATAGCCCGTTCCGACTTCGGTTTAGGTTTGCGTTTCTTTGATGGCATGTGGCAAAGGGTTGCCGATTCAACACAAGCTGTCAAGTAGGGCTGTTTTAATACGAACGAAGGGCTAGGTCCACGCCTGCGTTGTAGGCGTCGTCAACTCGGTCTAATTTCAGCAAACAAAAATAGATTATGTCTTCAGCCGGAAGTGGGTCTTCGCTTACACTCTTCCAGCCCTTTGCAAACTCAATCTGCATCTTAGTAAATTCAAATTCGGCGCCGGGTCTGTTTGGGAATAAGTCAGCCATGGCCGAAGAGTAACGGCCACGGCCCCATGGTGGAAGTCTAGTTAATCAACAGCGCGGCGGGGGACATTGGTCATGCAAATGTGATTGACACCGTCGCAATTTAATTGAAGGCCGCACGCCTGTTCGCTGACATACTGGCATCGTTGCCATTCACCGTTCACCAAATACTCGGTGTGTTTAATCTTGGGTGCCGGTTGACAGGCCGACAGAATCACTAACATGACTACCATTAGACAAAAGACTTCCTTTTTGTTCATGTGGCTTCCTTCTAATTGCATCGCAACGACGGCAACGGCGCCATCCTTGCTTTGTTATATAAGTGTTTTTGTTTGTGAATGGGTGACCGCGCTTGCAATGCGTTTGCGTGCGATACAAGTGGCCCTTTTGAAATTCGGGCGGCCGGGTGATTTCGTGCCAATGAATACGGCGGTATAAACTTGCCTTGTGCATTCCTAAGTGATCGGCTAGCGCCTGAATATTCCACTTGAACTCCAACAGTAGAGCGGTCAACACAACACGCGTTGTGGTCATTATTCTTCGTCCGGTAAATGGTTGGCAAGGTTAGACAGCGTTTTCCGTTCTGAAGTTTCCTTGACAACCATTTCGTCCCAAAGGTCTTGGTCACGAAACTTCAAAACATTTCGCTGCACTAGATCGGCTAAAACTTTCGGGTCCAATGCGTCAAGTTCCCATGACTCATGGCCGAATTGCTGGATGTAACCGCTAGACCTTGAATCAGTTGTTTTACATGGATTGGGCGGCGGGTTGTATTGTTCAACTTGGTTCATATTTAGGGCAATGCGTTTTACTTCCATGCCACCCATAAACAAATCCAGTCTATCTTTAATGTCACGTGACATATCAATGCCACTAGGGTCATGGTCACCAAGGTGAATGATAACTGGTTCTTGGCCGTCTTCGTTGGCGTGTTCCTTCAGGCGTAAAGCCGCATCGTGCATTTCGGATTGCGACGTGTAGCCACGGCAAGAGAAGTAAGACACGTCAAGCTTGCGGCAAATGCGTTCAATCACGCCTACTAGCGCGTCCTTCTCAATCCAAACTTCAACTCTATAAGGTTGGTTTTGCCATTTGTCGATTTGGTATTGGGGCACGACACTTTCAAGGAAGCCACGCGGGTCTGACCAATGCGGGTTCTTGCGCAGGTCACGCGTGCGGTCCACAATCACTGACCACGAAATCAAACCTGCTAAACGCGCGTCGTTTATAATCTTACCAAGGCGCTTATATTCCTTCATCTTGTTTGGTATCAAGTCGCGCGCAACGAACTGATAATAAAGCTGACGAAGCGTAAGGTCATAGCCTTGCCGCTGATATTCGCTTATGATTTTGTTTGCCTGATTGATAACAGATATGGCGCTAGCGCCGAATTTCTTTTCAACGTATTTGATATACATAAATCCTCTTGGCCCGTGTGTATAGGGCGCTTGGGGTTATTTAAGTTTGTTTGCTAAATCGCGCGTGCATAGCACGCAGGGTTCTTGTGTGGTGTCAAAGCCATGGGGGCATTCGTCGCCTCTTGAAACGTGCAGGTCCTTCATATCGCCGAGTTGCCAAACCTCGCGGGCTTGTTCCACCAAGCTTTGCACAAATTTGACTAAGTCGGCCGCTCTATTCATGTCCCGCTTCAAGCCGCCATGGTGGGTCTTGTAGGCGTGTAGCGCGCAGAAATAGCCGCCGACAGTGTCCATGAGACCAATGAACTGTTCTCGGGTAACACCTTGTGCCGTGAGAATGCTGACCACAGCTTCCTTGCAAAGCTGGAACTTGAGGGGCAACTTTTCATGGCGTCCTTCAATCAGGACTGCGTCCGCAATTTCCTGAATTTCCAGCAGATTTTGAATGTCTTCCTTTTGGGAAAACAAAAACACTAACGTTTGCATTTGCGCTTCCTTTTCTTTTTAACAGGGGGTTTCGGGGGCTTAGCAATATCTCTAAACACGTCAGATAGATATAAAAGCTTTTTCATTTGGGCCTTGGTAACGCCTGGAAAAATTTCAATCTTGATTACTGTCTGTGTATGCCGCTGCAACTTAGTGCGCAGACGGCCACGGTCACCAAATGGCATGGCTAGCAACCTAACCGGCGTTCCATGGCCAGTTCAGCTTGGTATGCGCGTTCTTCACGTTCAGCGCGGCAAACACGTTCCTGCATCTTTGGGGTCAAGGCTTCGTAATCCAGTTCCAGCACAACGTTTTCACCTTTGCACTCTTCGCAGCGAACGTCATAGTCACCACGAAAGTAGGCTTCATTGAAGTCGGGGTCTTGGTCCAAATCATCGGCTGACAACCCATTACCGTCAATCGCCGGGTTGACATGCGAACCTGTGCCATTGCAGCGCGGGCACACAATGCGCTTCGCGGGAAGCATGATTTCAAACTGGTTTCCCTTTTTTGTTTGGACCCAAGTTTTGACTTGTAGCTTAGCCATAACGAACCTCACCAAACACAACGAGTTGAAAGAATTGGTCAGCCATCGGGCCGTCTACTTCATCTTTGATAATTGCAGAAAGAATATATGCGTATTTAGGTTTAGCCAGTAATTGAATCGCTGTATGGAAGTTGCTATAAGCACAGCGGTACCAGGCGCCACGTTCGCCTACTCGCACACCAAACGGGTGCTTCCACATTAGATTATGCATGTAGCCGCGTTGTGGTTTCCTAGAATAGATTTCGATTGTGCCAACCCAATGCCTGCTGTAGCCACTTTCCACTACTTGGCAAAGCATATCTGTAATTTGTTTAGCCGTAATAGAAAGGTGAAGTTCAATTAATTGCTTAGCCATATTAGTTTACCTCGAATGATTGGTTAGGAAGAGTGGGGCATGACGTGGAAATCTGGCCGGTGACAGCGTCTTTAAACACTTCACAAGCCGGTTCGAACTGATTACAAGTGAATACGTGGAAGCCTTCTACAACGTCAGCGCTATAGTAATTGTCAAACGTGTCCACAAATTTAGTGTATTGGCATGTGGGTTCAGCGTCCACCAATGCAGGTTGATCTAAAGAGACTTGGCCGTCTTGGGGCTTAAGCTGGCTGGCATCCTTTGAACCGTGGCTGACGCCGCCACAAGCGGTAAGGAACATAAACAGGGTTACTAGGTATTTCATGGGACCACCTTTCTGTATATATGTATTGCAGAAAAGGGGCCATGACCACATGTATTTTAATACACTTTAGCAACCTTGTTTATGTCAATCTTTTAGACAATTAAGCCCATATCGCGCATGGCATTCTCTTCACGCGTCTTCTTATCATGACATGATTTGCACAAGCCCTGAAGGGCCTTACTCGAAACAAACACACGCTGTAGGTAGGTCTTCGGGTCAAAGGCGCCGATAGGTTCAATGTGGTCTGCATAGATTTTCGGATGCGGCCCTTTCTTCTTACATGTCTTGCCTTCGCACCAACCGAAGCCGTCCTTGTCTGTGCAACGCTCTACACACAGCTTACGCGCATAGTTCCATGACCAAACCTTTCGAATCGCAGTCACCAAACGTTTCACGTCGTGTGGTCCAAGACCGTCCACTTTCGGCGTCCGTTTTAATATCTGTTTTTTGTTTAATTTTTTGACCGTTTTTTTCGCCATGTTTCCCCCAACAGGTTTCCTACCCTTCCTACCAAAAGTCCTCTCTTTTCCCTATCTATGTATATTGCCTATATATTATGCATATTACCTCTATTTTCCCCATTCTATTAGTAATAGGTAGGAAAGGTAGGAAGGATTACGGCAAAGCCGCTACTGGTGGGCGTTTCAAGCTTTCCTACCTACCCTAAAAAGGTAGGAAACTAGGTAGGAAAGGTAGGAAACATAAATAAGTTTTGTCTACCAAATCCTTCCTACCTTTCCTACCTGCTTCCTACCTTAAAAAGCGAGGTTGGAAACCCCTATTTTGTCCACCATTGAGTGTTCAACCCACCCACCTGTTTGCGTATCTTTTTATAGCCCAAAGAACGCAGCGAATTTGCCAGACGCATTTGCGATTGCCGGTCATGCTTCACAGGCTTGTTTAGTGCCACCATGCTGTGTATGAGTTCGTTCATCGTAAACGCCTGTTCGTTAAAGTCTTCCGGCGGCGCCTCAAAGAACTCTTCCAGCACTTCCACCATAACGTCCGTTTCCATGCGTTCGTGCTGTTCACGGGTTGCAATCTTAACAAGGCGTTCGTCTTCTAAATAAGTGGTTTCCCCACGGCGGTAGTATTCAATTGCTTCAGCCAACAGTTGGTCACGGTCTTCAGTCAGCGCGTCACGCTCTAGGGTGTGCACAGTCACCGGCCAAAAACGGCGGTTGCCTGTTGTGTCCTTCAAGTATTCATCCTGGTTCGTGGTCCCGATGAACACACTCTGACGCGGGAAATTGATAGAGCGCTTCCCATACGGCGGCCGAATCTTATCGGTAGAACGCGTGATGAACGCTTTCAACTTATTACTGTCCCACTTGGACATAGCCGACAATTCACCCATTTCATAGACCCATACACCTTGCATGTTTACAACGGCGTCTTTATCCGAGAAGTCCACTTCAGTGTCAGAGAACCAAGGGCTTGCCAAAATGGCCGCCGCTGACGATTTTCCCAACCCCTGCTTACCTTCTAAAATGAGAACGTGGTCAAACTTACAGCCTGGTTCATAGATGCGCTTGACCATGCCCACCAAGGTCTTCACCCCCACCGCACGCAAGTACTTTTTCGGGCCTTCGGCGCCCATGTAATCAGTCAGCCAAGTGCCAAGGCGCTCTACCCCGTCCCACGATAAACCGTCTAAGTAGTCACGCACGGGGTGAAACTTCGATTGGTCTGCAACGAAAATTAAAACCTCTTCGATGCGTTCAACGGCGGGTTCTAGACCATACGATTCTGACAACCAGTTCTTAATCTTAATGGGGTCTTTATCGGTTGCGGGTTTACCTTCGACACTTCCCCACGGCGTATCTAGTTGCCAAATGTCTTCAACTGAAAAAGAGTTATGGGCAAGGAAGTTCTCACCCGCTTCACCAGTTAAGATCAAACGGATATTTCTGAACGTGGGTTTAACTTCTCCATTCTTGGTGCGCTCTAGTTGCTTTCTATAGTCCCCGAATTCCTTCTTATCTTGTTTAGCCGCGTCCTTGGCCGAAAGCTTTTTTAACTGCATGGCCTCTTCTTCAGAGACTTCGTCAAAAGCAAATTCAGCGGCGAACTCGCGCTTCACCTTCTTAAGCGTGTAATTGGCAAGCCAACGTGCTGCACGCTTACGGCTGGACGTTTGGGCGTGGTCATAGCCGATAGAACCTAGGAAGTTTTCCCGGTCAGTCAGCACGGTCAAGACCTCTTGGTCACTGAAGCCAGCTTGCACCATGGCAATGGCGGCTTTAAAGCAACTTGCTGAACGGTCCTCAACACCCTCACCACTGATAATCAAGTCACAAACGTCATCGGACAAGCGGCCGTCCATAAGATCGACAGGCACAACTTTAAAGTCTTCAACGGTTACTTCATCCTCATTTTCAGTATCCTCTTTTCCAGCATAAACAAATTCGGGAATGTCATCGACGCTTGTAAGTTCAATGTCCCACGTATAGGGCTTGCCGCTATCAGGGTGAATAGACGGCGGCAAGACTACTTGCTGGCCTTGACCCATGATTGAAATTTCCCACGCGGCTTTTAGGCGTATACCTGCGGCCAACTCTTTTGCCGAAAGCGTTTGCTTTTCGAAGTTCGAAGGCTTGCGCGAAGGCATGGACACCTTCACCTTCTCGTTGGATTGACTGAACCTGCGCGGCTGAATGGGTTCGGCGGTCTTAATATACAAATGCCGAGACCCGTTACCGCGTCCGCTTAAGACCGTGGGTGCAAGATCAACCCCTAACTCTAAAAGTTTAGTTTCCATTTCCTTAAGGTGTTTGGGCTTGGTGGACTTAACGTCACAGTCAATGACAGCAAGATAAAAGCCGTCCGAAAGTTTCGATGCTTCACCTAAGCGCACGCCCATATTCATGCCGTCGCGGTAGGTCTGCTTTAGCTTTTCCCACTTTTTGCGGGGGCCAGTGGTCCAATTTTTTTCAATGGGCATTTTGTCCTTGGACTTCAACCAATGGATGGCGAACCCCAAAGCGTGTAGGCGCTTACTCTGTTTAATCATGTTGTAACCTATTTCTGTTTGGTGGCGAGGACTTCTAATGTCTTGTCGATTGATACGTGAGGCGCGACTTTCCGAAGCTTAACTAAGGTCTTCGAATTCGGTAGCCCCCTGAATCGGACCCACCAATAGATTGCCTGACTTTTGATGCCCAACTTATCGGCCGCCGCCTGATAACCGGTAGTGTCAAGCCATTGATATAGCGTAATCTTAGTGCCCAAAGTTGTCCCCCTTTCCAACGTTGCGTCGTGTAATGAAAATTTTATTTTGACTGTTAGGACCACATGTTTTTACAGTTCCAGCATCTAAGCAAGTAAAAAGTGGCGGGGGAAAATTGACGATTCAAGTCAAGGGGCAAGTCTTCTATGTGGACGGTTGTAGCCACAACGAATTCACATTGCTTAAACAGCGCGGGTTTATATCCAACCCACAAATGAATCGCCTTGAAACGACACGGTTAAGAGTTGCCGCTGGCTTTCGTGAGCATTTCAGCATTCAGGCCGAAAAGATATTTAAAGCCATGACCTGCGAAATCCTATCACCATGGGCCAGCGGCATTAAAATACCAACCGGCGAAAAGCTTGAACGCTTCCAGCGCCTAGGCGTTAGGCACGCGCTTGAACGAAACAACTCTTACCTAGCGTTTCAACAGGGCCTTGGCAAAACACCCACAGCCTGCGCGATTGCAAACACTCTTTACGAAAAGACATTGGTGATTTGCCCGCCTGACCTTATTCCGAATTGGGCGCGCCACGCGGTTAAGTGGACCCGGTTTAAAAAGATTATGCAAGTGGGCGTGGACGGCGTGCCAAAGGGTTTTGACCTTCTCTTTTGCCCGGACACGTTGATTGACCGCAGCGATGTTGAATGGGCCTTAAAAGACCACAGCTTCGGCTTGCTGATTATAGAAGAGGCACAGCGCTTTTTGCTACCAGACGCCCGCCGTACACAAGCCATATTTGGTAAGCCTGTAGACGGGCACAATGAAAAAGAACTTAGTGGCCTGTGCCATATTGCCGACAAGGTTGTGTGCTTAAGTGGGACGCCGATGCGGTCAAGGCCCATCGAAATGTTCCCGGTCCTTTCCAGCCTTGCAGCAAACACCATAGGTTATAGAAACAAGTTAGAATATGGCATTAGGTATTGTGCAGGGTTTGAGGGTGCGCACGGTTGGGACTTTAAGGGTGCCTCGAACGCCGACGAATGGCGCCGCAATGTGATGAACGTTTTCATGCGCCGCGAAGAACAAGCGGACCACATGAAAGTTAAAAAGGAACAGCAGGTCATTTACTTAAAGAACAACTTGAAGCCCAACACAGTGGAACTAGAGAAGGCAATCTTGAAAGGTAAGAAGTTGGCTGACTTCATAAGAGACTATGAGAAGTTGGGGTTTATAAACAAGAATGCACAATTGGGAAAGATTGCCAGCTACCGAAAGCATGTGGCCAAAGCGAAAGTGAATTACGCGGTGGACCACGTCCGAAAGATTCTTGACCAAACAGACGCCCCGGTTTTACTTCTCGGCTACCACGAACTTTTCATAGGTGAGCTACACGCTAAACTTCGGAAGTATTCCCCCATTATCGTGCAGGGGAAGACACCAAAGGCCCTGCGTGATGAAAGGATTGCGGCCTTTCAGCGGGGCGCAAGCCGTCTGTTCATTGGACAGATTCTCACCATGGTGGGCCATGACCTTGATAGAGCGTGGCGCGTGGTATTCGGCGAATATGATTGGACGTTTTCAAACAACGAACAAGCCATGGACCGTGCCTTTAGGAAGACACAGACTAAGAACGTTTTGGTTGAGTGGCTTTGTTTAGAGGAAACGCTGGATGAATATATTTTGGATGCGAATTTAAAGAAGAAAAAAGTCACAGGGACTTTTATAAACAACAGAAAGGCATAAATAAAATGGCTAAGATTGCTTTAATCTTGCTGGACTTGACCGCTAAGGAACAAGCTGAAGTGCTGAAGAAATACGGCGCTAAGGGCAAGGTTGTCGAATCAGATGACGACGATGAAGACGAAACTGAAGAGGATGAAACAGAGGACGAAGACGAAACCGATGACGACGATGACGCCCCCGCTGCGCGCCGTAAGAAGGTAGCTAAGAAAGGCAAGAAAGCCGCTGCATCCGATGACGACGAAGAGGATGAAACAGAGGACGAAGACGAAACTGACGAAGAGGATGAAACCGAAGACGACGACGGCCCCACGCTGGCTGAAGTTGTAAAAGGTTTCCGTTTGTATGCGAAGAAAAACGGTATGCCGAAAGCCAAGGCTCTATTGAAATCGTTTAAGGTCAAGAACGTGAATGACCTTGACGAAAAAATGTACACTAAAGTCTTGGCCAAATTGAAAGCCACTAAGTAATTTTGTTTGGGTCTAGTATCCGTAATGCACTGAAAAACGCGGACGCTTCAAAACGTCACTGACGGGCATGAAGGCTAGACCCAAGTTTCCCTGTAGCGCTGTAGACTTACCGCTAGCCGAGTTCTGCGGCGCTACTTTTCTTGGCTTGACGGGCCTGGTGGTGTGGCCCACACTAACGTCTCACACCAAATTTTAGTTCTAAGCGCATGGTGTGGTTAGAACTAAAAGCAAACACCTATAGGGGGTAACAGCTATGTATAAAGAAACCATTCAGGGCTTGAAGGAAAAAACCCAAGCCAAAATCGCAGGCGTGGACGCACAGAAAGCGGACCTTGAAGGCGATATGGCCCAAATGAACACGCTCGAAACCGAAGTGACGAACTACGGTGAAGAACGTTACAACGCGGGCTGGAACGAAGCTATTGCGCAAAAAGGTTTGGAAGGCGAAAAGATCTTCAGCAATGAAGAGTACGACAAAGGTATCGCCGATGCAGTTGCACCGCTGAACGAAAAAATCAGCGCGCAAGCTAGCACCATTGCCGACTTGGAAGCTAAAGTGGCCATGGCCGCTGAAGCACAAGCCACGGCTTTGAAAGAACAGCGTTTGGCCATCGCGGCTAAAGTTGAAGCTGTTGAAGTCGATAACAAGCTTTTGGTTGACGAACTGAAAGCCGAGTAAGGTTAACTTGGGGCCGTCCGTTCGGGCGGCCCTTCTTTCCCCATAGAAAGCACTAAACAAAATGGCTAACGAACGCGACGTGACACCCACGCCTGAAGAACAGGAACTTGCGTTACTGACTGAAGAATACCATTACCTTGCGGCCTGTATGCAAACCGGCGTGAAGTTCAAAGACGAATTCAGCAAAAAGCGCGGCCGGAAAAACAACGAATTAGAACCTAAACACCTGCGGGTTGGTTTGAATTCGAATGCAGTTGAACACTCTGCACTGGCTGACCTGCTGATTCAAAAGGGCATTATCACCAAGGTTGAATACTTCCGGGCGCTTGTTAAAGCCATGGCGCGCGAACGCGAAAGCTACACAAAAGACGTTAAGGACATTTCTGGAATGCCTAACATTATCCTTGGACCTGCGGGCGGGTTCTAACCATGGGCATCGTCGATTTCCTACTGTGCATTTTGATGTTTGTAACCATTGTTTATCTGGCCTACAGCATGGGCCGGTGGGACGGTGATGCTAAAGGTTATGAACGTGGCTATAAATCTGGCTTGTTAAATGGCCGCCTGCAAGCGGCAATGGACCTTGCCAACCTCTGTACTTGCCTAAAGAGAAGGACCCGCTAAATGTTAGATGCAGTTATGTTTGATATTGAAGCCTTCGGGAATAATCCTGCACGCTGTGCAATTGCCCAAATCGGCGCTGTTTGGTTTGACATTAGAACAGGCGAGACGGGCAAGACCTTCAAGCGCAATATTGACGTGCGTTCAACTGTAAAAGTCGGTGCCGAACTTGAAGCGGACACTGTCTACTGGTGGCTAGATCAAGACAAAGCGGCGCAAAAATCATTAACGAATGGTGGGCTTTGTACTGTTGCTGAAGCCCTTTACGATTTTAAACAGTTCGTGTTTGGGGCAAATGAAATGTGGTCCCATTCAACTTATGACGCTGTGAACGTTTATCAGTTCTACACCCGTTTGTTAAACATAGACCCACCATTTCAAATGAAGAAGTGCATGGACATTCGTACACTCATGCGGTTGTCGGGTTTAAGTGCAAAGGCTTTCGAACGTGATGGCATACACCATGACGCTTTAGCCGATGCCCTTCACCAAGTTAAATATGTAACGGCCGCCTACCAGGAGTTAATGGGACAATGACACTAGAAACGCTTTTGCCCCCTCACAAACTAGATTTCCTTATGAAGCATTTAAACATGGTTCTAAACAACCCCGAGTTGGTTGACGCTGATATCTGTGAAATCGGCGTTTACAGAGGCGGCACGCTGGACTTGATTGCGAAGCGTGTGCAAGAGGTTGGTTGGAAAGGCGTGGTTCGCGGCTTTGATACCTTCACAGGCTTGCCCACGCCGACACAAGAGGACTTAGGGGTTAAGTCCCCCCACGCTAAAGGCGACTTTGCAGACACGTCCATAACCAAACTGGTTGAACTCTTACCGCCCGGCGTGCAGCTTCACCAGGGCCGCTACCCCGATGACTTCTTAGACCTGAATCTGAAGCTAGCGTTCGTGCATTTGGACGTGGACTTCCATGACGAAATCCTTCAGTCCCTATACGAAATTGATATGACCATGTGTTGGGGTGGCATCGTTGTGGTTGATGACTATAACTGGCACCGCACGCCCGGCGTAAAGACAGCCGTTGATTCGTTCCTTGCTGGCCCCACGGTAAGCTTCAAGCTGTTTGCTAAAGCTGAAAACCAAGTGGCGTTGAGGCTTGCATGAAATGGTTGTTCCCTCTTCCGTGGCTGATTGGTGGCTTCGCGTTCTTTGGTTTGTATAAACACGCAGACCCTTTCAACTACTACACCCAAGGAACGGTTTTAATGATTATGGCTTGCATCTTTTCCTTTTTGATTTGGAAAATAGATGCCTAAGAACAAACCGGCCGAGAAGGCACACGCCACTTTATCCGCTTCAGGTTCCGAACGCTGGCTTCAGTGTCCGGGGTCCATTGCACTCTGTAAAGACATTCCCGACGAACCCGAAAGCCGCTATGCCAAGGAAGGGACCAAGGCCCATGAACTCTTAGAGAAGTGGGCAACCTTTCTTAGAGACAGAACTTCTTTGGGCGCCTACGTTATTCCAAAAGGCTATAACAAGGGAATGCGTGAAGGTGTTAAGATGGCCATTGAACATCTTAAAAAGATTTATAAACGTGAAAGCCTCAATGAATTGCTGATTGAAGAGAAGGTTGGGCTTCCCCATATTGGTGACGACATGTGGGGCACCACTGACATTGGCATTGTTCAACACTTCGATGAACTTCAAGTGTGGGACTATAAGCACGGTTCAGGTCACGCAGTAGACGTGACTTGGAAGAATGCCCACGGCATTCAGTGCCACAACACACAGTTGCTTTATTATGGCATGGGGCTGGCTTATAAACATGACTACAACTTCAGCCGTTTGCGCATTGGTGTGATTCAGCCGCGTGCCCTGCACGATGACGGGCCTATTCGGTCAGAAGTCATTTCTATGAAGCAACTCCGGCTTTATGAAGACCTGTTTAAGAAGGGTGTAGAGCGGGTTTATAAACCTAATGCGCGGCGGTTCGCAGGCGATTGGTGCAGGTGGTGTAAGGGAAAATCTGTTTGCCCCGAGTATCAAAACTCTGCTAACGATGAAGCTGCAAAAGAGTTTGACGACGTGGAGTAAACAAAATGAATAAACAGGTTCACGAAAACAAAATGCATAACAACCCGAAGGGGGAAACAAATGGCAAAGCAACAGGCAAAGAAATTAAAGGGGGTCAAGTTCACAACCCCCACGTTCCGGGTAAGCTTCCCGCACCTGTGGGAACCGCAACAGTTCATGAAGAACGGGAAGCCGGAAGGTAAGCCCAAGTATGGCATCACCATGTTGTTTCCGAACGATATGGACCGCAGCGAAATGAACAAGAATATTGCCAAGGCGGCACGCGAACTCTTTGGCAAAGATAAAGAACAGTGGCCCGAAAGCTACCGTTCACCGTGGCGCAAAGGTGACCGCAAGAAAGATTTGGCCGGTTACCCCGGTCACATGTATTGCCAAGCGCACACCTTGAAAGCGCCGGGCGTTGTAGACCAAAAACGCCACGCCATTAAAGAAGAGGATGACGCACTTTACCCCGGTTGCTATGCGCGCGCCGTGGTGGTGGCCAAGGCATTCGAGAACGGTGCAAACGCGGGCGTGACCCTATATTTGCAACACGTTCAAAAAGTGGCTGACGGTGAAGCTTTCGACGGCCGCACGAACGCTGAAGACGAATTTGAGGATATCGAATCCGATGACGAAGAGTTTGAAACCGATGAAGACGATTCGGAAGACGATGACGAAGACATGGGCTTTTAGTCCAAGAAAGGATGGCATCCCTTTAGCGCGCTTGTTTACTCGCCACGAATAAACTTCAACGCCGCTAGAGGTTCCTTAGAGCCATGTGGTCCCGAGTGGTTGCCAGATATCGGGGAACAATCTCAATGGTTGGGAGACGCCGGGTTTTGACCCCGGCGTTTTTTTTGTTTGACAAGTAGTTTTGTTTACCTCTACAACAGCGGTATATCAAACCTCAAGAAAGGGTTATAAAGATGAACGTGATTCAAGAACGTCAGAAATTCGGCACCTACCTGCGCGGCCTTCGGAACAAAGCCGAACTAAGCCAAGGCGACGTGGCCAAGGCCCTGAACTACACCAGTGCACAATTCATTTCGAACATTGAAAGCGGCCGTGCTTTGCCGCCCGTTCGAACACTGGCCCTTATGGCACGTGAATACAAACAGCCCGTGGACAAAGTGTTGGGCAAGTTTGCGGACGTGAAGACCCGGGAAATGTTTGCTGAAGCCACCATGGCGTTGGCCCCGAAAAAGGCCAAGACCAAAGCGAAGGCTAAGAAGGCTGACAAAAAACCCAAAGCTAAAAAGAAGAAAAAATAAGTCCTATGCAAACAAACGCAGTTAGGGCCACTCCGAAGACCTTACTTACCCCGGCTGTGGTCATTTGCTATAAGACTTCCGAAGTCTGTTTCTTGTGTCCCGCCGAGTGTAACGACGAAGCGGGCGCAATATCCATGAAAGCAAACCTTAAGAATTTAGGGCTTGATAAGAAGTTCTCAATCCGCTTTCGCCATGGCCGCATTCAGATTGGGCGCCGGTCTGAAAACAGTGACCGCAGACCTAACGGCCATGTCCGCGCGCAAGGTGTCTTCAGTTGGTATGGTCTCTATGAAGAAAAATATTTTCCCTTGGTGTTAACATGAAACTTATTTGCGTCCAGCCGATTCTTGGCATCCTTGCCAAGGGTGTAGTTATAGAACCTGTTGGTGTCTTTATGGCCAACATGCAGGGTGTTCCCGCACCCGTCCCGCACGTTGTTTACTTCGATGGCAAACATTGGGCGTGGGCACCGCTTCCAAATTTTGAACCGCATAAAGAACAACCCCAAACACAGAAAGTTGATAGCAATGCGAATTAACGAATGGGTTAAACGTGCCTTCCTACTTGCAAAAGAAAAGGGCTGGCATGACGAAGGTAAGACAAAAACGCCGGTCGAATGTCACATGCTTATGGTGACTGAAATCGCCGAAGCCACTGAAAGTTTTCGTAAGAGTGAACCGCCTGTGTTTGCTGTTGATAACGACGGCTACCACTGTACGAACATGGCCACCATTGTCGAAAAGAATTGGAAGCCTGAAGGTGAAGCGGTTGAACTGGCTGACGTGGTCATTCGCATTTTCGATTACTTTGGTTCTAAAGATTGGGACCTTGAAGCCGTCATTGCGATGAAACACAAGTACAACGCTTCACGCCCATATCGTCACGGCGGGAAAGTAGTTTAAAATGGATTGGTGGCAATGGATAACTACATATTGTTTAGGGCTGGCAACAGCCTTTTCATTCATCCAAATTTATACAGTGCCACCAAAGCCTGTTCGTTTAGAGTTGCCCGAAAGCAAGCTGGACTTTAATGCGCCCGAGTTCCACGCGAAAGAATGGGACCGGCCGGTTCAGCTTATACTTTACAAGCGAAACTTACTTACGGGTGGCTACAATGCCGAAGTGTGGGTGTTCACTGGTAACTACGAACACTTATACACCCACACCATTTACCCCAAACAAGCGGACTAAATATGTTTGATTTTTCTAAGTTCAGCCCCGAAGACCAAAAGATAATCAAGGGCAAAGTAATTGCCGCCGACAAGTTGGCCAATGAATTTGGAAAGCTTATGCATGGCAAAGATACTTTGACTGGTATTCTAGCGTTGATTTTACAACTCCGCATAATGTCCGATCTTGAACCAGAAATGTTTATAGCGGCAAAGGAACTCAATTCAGCATTGGTAATTGCCACTGACCCCGCTGAACTTATAAACGCGCTAGGTATTGTCCCATTGGAAGACAAGGACACACCTGAAGGCGACGGCACCATAAATTGACTAACAGGGAACTTGTTTTAATAGCCGCGCTTATCGTCGTTTGGTGGTTTGCGCGTCTAGCATCTTAGGGGGACAACTTGAAACTCTT